TACAAGAAGATGGTCAAAGAACATCTTTATATATTTCACCATTTACTTATTTTGGAGATAGATACTAATGGCTTTTGCAAGAGGAAAAAGATCACTAGCAATTTCAGATAGATCAGGAATGCAATTTCCGTATCTTGAAATGGTTAAGGAGTGGAATGGTTCTATTGTTCACATAAGTGAATATGAACCAAAACATCCACAATTAGATCCACCTTATCATCCAGCTGATCCACAAGGACTTAAACGTCCAAGAGCAGATGTTAGACCGGGAGGTGGTTGTTTAGTGCAGTTAGATTTATATTATTGGCCAGGTCAATTTGAAACAACTGCAAATGGTCCAAATAAATTTAGTATGGAACCAGAACAAAGTGGAGATATTATTAATTATAAAAGATCAGCTTATACAGCTGTTGGAAATGTAACTATAAGTATAACATGACATATTCAGAATTAGTAACAAAGATTAGAGATTATACAGAAGTTGGTGCTGAAGTTTTAACATCTACTATTGTTAATGGTTTTATTAGAGATGCTGAATTAAAAATATTTAGAGAAGCAGATGCAGATTACGCGCGCGAGTACGCGACTTCTAGTTTTACTGCTAATAATAAATACTTACTTTTACCAAGCACAAATCAATCATCAGGATCACAAACAACACGAGTTGCTTTAATTGTAAGATCCGTGGTTGCTACAAACAGTTCCGGAGTACTAGTAGCATTAGAACCTAGAGATGACACATTTATTACTGAATATAATTCAACAGGTGCAACTGGCTTTCCTAAATATTATGCAACTTTTAGAGAAAATGCTATTGAAGTTGCTCCAACACCAAGTAGCGGTTTTGCAGTAACTTTGGATTATATTTATACACCAGATGGTTTAAGTTCTACAAATACAGAAACTTATATAAGTATTAATGCTCCAGAATTATTATTATATGCGTGTTTAGTAGAAGCCTTTGCGTTCTTAAAAGGACCCATGGATATGTACAATTTGTATCAGGACAAGTATAATACAGCATTACAAGGATTTGCGTTAGAACAAACAGGAAGAAGACGCAGAGACGAATTTAATGATGGTACATTAAGAATAAAACTTAATTCACCATCACCATAACTAAAGGAGACAATATATGGCAATAGCACAAGCAGTCTGCAATTCATTCAAGCAAGAAATTCTTGAAGGGATTCATGATTTCGAAACAGGCGGAGATGTATTTAAATTATCACTTTACACATCAGCAGCAAACTTATCAGCTTCGACAACTGTTTATACTTCAACTAATGAAGTAGCAAACACTGGTCAATATACAGCTGGTGGTGGAGCACTAACTGGACAACAAACATCATTAGATACAAGTGTTGCAATCGTAGATTTTGCAGACTTATCATTTACTGGTGTTACTTTAACTGCAAGAGGAGCTTTGATTTACAATACAAGCGAAACTAATAAAGCAGTTTGCGTTCTAGATTTTGGTGGTGATAAAACAGCAACAGCTGGAACATTTACAATTATATTCCCAGCGTTTACATCAGCGAATGCAATATTAAGAATATCATAGGAGTAGTTTTATGGTGTTCGTTATTAACGACAGAGTAAAAGAAACTACTTCGACAACTGGAACAGGCGCTGTTACTTTAGCAGGTGCTCAAACTGGTTTTCAAAGTTTTTCTTCTGGTATTGGATCCAGTAATTCAACTTATTACGCAATTGCTTTAGGCAATGAGTGGGAAGTTGGTATTGGAACAGTAACGAACGCCACTACTTTTACTAGAGATTCAGTAATTTCAAGTTCTAATGCGAGTGCATTAGTAAGTTTTAATGCAGGGATTAAAGATATATTTTGTTCTTTACCAGCAGAATATACACCATCACCTTCTATGTTAGCACAAGCATTTGTAAATACACATGCAACAACAATTAGTGAAACACAAACAATTCAATCAGGAGTGCTTGCAGGACCAGTGACTGTAACAAGTACTTTAACTGTAACAGGAACTTTGGTAGTAATATAATATGTCTAAAATAGAAGTTAATGCAATTGAACCACAATCAGGAACTACCTTAACATTAGGTGCTTCTGGAGATACAGTTGCTTTAGCGGCTGGAGCTTCACAAACTGGCTTTGGAAGACAAGGAACAGTTAATTGGTCTACTACAATTAGAACATCTAATTTTACAGCAGTTTCAGGAAATGGGTATTTTTGTGACACAACAGCAGGTTCTTTTACAGTAACACTTCCAGCAAGTCCATCAGAAGGAGATATTGTTGCAATTAAAGATTGGTCAAGTACAGCAGCAACAAATAATATTTTAATAGGAAGAAATGGTCAAGAAATAGAAGGTAACACAACAGATGGAGCAATAAATGTTCACGGTGATGCACAAACATTAGTTTTCTCTGGAGCATCTAGAGGATGGATGGTTGTAAATTCAGGATTGTTAGAAGGAATTCAAAACCCACAATTTGTAGCAGCAACAGGTGGAACAGTCTTAACATGTGGTAATTTTAAAACTCACGTATTTACAGGACCTGGTAGTTTTGTAGTATCGTGTGGTGGAAATGATTTAGGATCAAATTCAGTAGAGTACATGGTTGTAGCAGGTGGTGGTGGAAGTGGCTCATGTAATGGTGGAGGAGGTGGAGCAGGTGGGTATCGGCAAAATTATCCAAGTCCTACAACGGCAGGTTTACCTGTAACAGCAACAACATACCCAATAACAGTTGGATCAGGTGGAACTGCTGGAGTAACTAGTTCAAGTTCAGGTGGAACTGGAAATAACTCAATATTTTCAACAATTACATCAACAGGTGGTGGAGGTGGAGGAAGTGGTGGTAATGGTCCTTGGTCACAAGGTGGTGATGGTGGATCTGGTGGAGGAAGTAGAGCAGGAACTCCTGCATCTTGTGGAAGTGTTTCCAGACCAGGAGGAACAGGAAATACTCCTCCAGTAAGTCCATCTCAAGGAAATTCAGGAGGGGGTGGTATAGATGGTTTTCTTTTTAATACTTCATCAGGTGGTGGAGGTGGAGCAGGAGCTACTGGAAGTAATGCAAGTCCATTAACTCAAGGCCCTGGGTCACGTAATGGAGGACCAGGTGGAGTAGGTTCACCTATAGCTACAACAATATTCGGACCAACAGCACCAAGTTATGGAACACCAGGACCAGCTCCTGGTAGATATTTTGCAGGAGGAGGAGGTGGTTCAGCTAATGCTGGTGGTACTGCTGGATCAGGAGGATCTGGGGGTGGTGGAAATGCAGGATCTGGACCAACAACTCCTGGAAATGCAGGAACAACAAATACAGGTGGAGGAGCTGGTGGTGCAGGGCAAGAAGGATCAGGTGCAACTGGTGGCTCAGGAATAGTTGTTATTAGATACAAATTTCAATAGGTAAATTATGGCAGGAATATTAAGAACAGATACAATACAGAATTCAAATACGAGTACTATAATTACTCAAACTAATAGTACAACGATTACTATTGGAACATCTGGACAAACTGTTGCTCTAGCATCAGGAGCCTCTCAATCAGGTTTTGGAAGAGCAGGTTCGGTAAACTGGGATACAACTGCTAAAACTACAGGATTCACAGCAGTTAGTGGTAATGGATATTTTGTTAATACAACAGCGGGTGCAATTACAGTTACTTTACCAGCAACACCTTCAGCTGGAGATATTGTAGCTATTGCAGATTATGCAAATACAGCAGCTACAAATAACATTACAGTTGGTAGAAATAGTTCTAAAATTGATGGTAATACGGTTGATGGAAAAATTAATATTAATGGTCAAGTTTATACATTGGTATATGTAGATGCAACAGAAGGTTGGAAGACAGTAGGACAAACATTTAATCAAATTGAAACTGCAGCATTCGTAGCAGCAACAGGTGGAACAATTACAACTTCTGGAGATTACAAAATTCATACATTCACAGGTCCAGGAACTTTTACAGTTTCTTCAGTTGGTAATCCTTTTGGTTCTACAACAGTAGATTATTTAGTAGTAGCGGGTGGAGGTGGAGGTGGTGGACACGTAGCAGGTGGAGGTGGTGCAGGAGGACTTAGATATTCCTTTCCAAATCCAGCAACAGCAGGTTTTCCAATCACAGCAACATCTTATCCAATTACAATAGGAAGTGGTGGACCTGGTTACGTAGGAACTGGTGGTCAAAATGGAACTCCAGGTAATACATCAATTTTTTCAACTATAACATCTGCTGGTGGTGGAGGTGGTGGAGGAGCCAGTACACCAGCTGGATGTGCAGGTGGTTCTGGTGGTGGAGGAGGTCATGCTCCATCTGGACCAGGAGGAACTGGAGGAGCTGGAAATACACCTCCAGTAAGTCCTTCTCAAGGAAATAACGGAGGAAATGGAACAAGAGTTCCTGCTACTCCAGGATATACAGGTGGTGGAGGTGGTGGAGCTAATGCAGTAGGAACAAATGGTACAAATTCACCAAGCACGACTGGAGGACCTGGTGGTGCTGGTTTACAAGTAAATATAGATGGAAATAATTATTATTGGGCAGGAGGCGGAGGAGGAGGTACGGCTTCTTCTAGTGCAACAAATCCAGTAATAGGTGGTAATGGTGGTTTAGGTGGAGGTGGTGGTTCAGGTGCACCAAATGGTCCTAATACAGGACCAACAGGAACAGGAGGTGGATCCGCAATTAATTCTGGAGCAAATGGATCAGGTAGAAATGGTGGAAATGGTGGAACAAATTCTGGAGGAGGAGCAGGTGGTGGATCTGAAAATGATGGTAGTGGTGGTAATGGCGGAAGCGGAATAGTTGTAATAAGATATAAATATCAGTAAAAAATTATGAGTGAAATAAAAGTAAATAAAATTAGTCCTAAACAAACATGTACTCAATTAACATTGGGCGACAGTGGAGATACTATTATCGTAACTTCAGGTGCTAATTTAAACACAGACGCAATTAAAAATTTAAATAGTAGTTCAATAATTACACAAACTAATACTACAACTATTACATTAGGATATAGTGGTTCAACAATTGCAATTGCTTCAGGAGCAACTCAAACAGGATTTGGAAGAACTGGGACAGTAGATTGGGACACAACTGCTAAAACTACAGGATTTACAGCAGTATCAGGAGTAGGTTATTTCGTAGATACAACGTCTGCAGCTATTACAGTAAATTTACCAGCATCACCAAGTGCTGGTGCAATAGTTGGTATAACAGATTATGCAGGCACTGCGGCAACAAATAATATTACAATTGCAGGAAATGGTTCTAAAATAGAAGGAGCATCTGCTAATGCTTTTATATCAACAAATAGAGATTCTATAACTTTAGTTTATGTAGATTCCACACAAGGATGGCTGCCTGTGTATGATAATGCTGGTTCTAATCTTAGTCCATTTATTATTGCAACAGGAGGAACTGTAACTACATGTGGAAATTGTAAAATTCATACATTCACAGGACCAGGAAATTTTGTAGTATCAAATGCTGGAAATCCAACAGGGTCTAATACAGTAAATTATTTAGTAGTAGCTGGAGGAGCGGGAACAGGTGGTGGAAATAGAAATGGTGGTGGCGGAGCAGGTGGTTTTAGACAAAACTATCCAAGTCCATCTACTACAGGTATCCCAGTTTCAATAACAACTTATCCAATTACAGTAGGTGGAGGCGGTGGTGCTAGTTCAGCAGGAAGCCCTTCAATTTTTTCAACTATAACTTCAGCTGGTGGTGGACCTGAAATTACACCAGGAGGATCTGGTGGGGGCGCATCAGGGGGAGGACCCGCTGGTTCAGGTAATACACCTCCAGTAAGTCCTTCTCAAGGTAATCCAGGCGGAGCCACTGCAGGTGGTTGTGCTCCTGGTGCAGGTGGTGGTGGTGGAGCTGGTTCTCCAGGAAATAATGCTTCAGGTCCAAGACCTGCTGGACCAGGAGGTTCAGGAACAGCAACTTCAATTACAGGAACCTCAGTAACTTATGCAGGTGGTGGAGGTGGAGGTATTTTTGGAAGTGGTACAGTTGGAAGTGGTGGACCAGGTGGTGGAGGTGCTGGTGCTCCAACAGGTTCTCCAGGCGGCAACGGGACAGCTAATACAGGAGGAGGTGGAGGTGGTGGATCTTTTCCAGGGCAACCAGGTGGTTTAGGTGGTTCAGGAATAGTTGTTATTAGATATAAATATCAATAATAAACATGGATTTACAATTAACACAAACTAAATTATAATAGGAGACAATTATGGCACATTTTGCAAAATTAGGAGCTAACGGAAAAGTTATAGCAGTATTAACACTGAACAACAGTGATATGCTTAATGCTTCTGGAGTTGAAGACGAATCCGTAGGTCAACAGTATTTAGAATTACATAATAACTGGCCAGCTCAAATGTGGATTCAAACATCTTACAATACAGCAGGTGGACAACACAAAAGTGGTGGAACACCTTTTAGAGGAAATTACGCAGGAATTGGATATACTTGGGATGAAGATGATCAAATCTTTTGGCCAAAAAAACCATTTAATTCATGGGTAAAAGATGTAGCAACTGCATCTTGGAAATCACCAATTGGTGATGCACCAGCATTAACTGAAGAACAAAAGACAGCAATGTCTTATTATTCATGGAATGAAGCTGGGCAATCTTGGGATCTAAAAACTAGATCTTAATTGTTGACTTTTAACTAAACAATATATATCTATTGCATAAGGTGTTATGCATAAGAAAATACTATCTCAAATAGACCTACATTTTGGTCAAGTAGAAATGCCTAAAGGTTTTGAAATAGACCAAGAAAAATTAGGTGCAGATATTTTATCATCTACTATTTATAATAGAGAATTTCCATTCTCTAGATCTTTTGATATGTTACAAACATACTTAAGAGAACATATTAATTTAGAATATGGATTTACTTTAGTTCATAAAAAAACAATTGGTAATATTTATAAGCCAAGACAACATTCAAATTCTTATATGCAAGTTGATCCAGTAGATTTAAGAAACTCACCAGATTATGTAATGCTATATGGAGTAAATGTTGGAAAAGATTCTTGTAAAGTATTTATAGAATATGATGATAATAGAAGAAAAGGAAGAAGTTGGGAAATACCTTTAAATAATAATGATTTTATAATGTTTCCTTCCACACAAAGATATCATATAACTGCTAATACATCAGAACAGTTAAATTTTATATTAACTACGACTTATGAATTTATCTAATTATTATTGGTATTTTAAATCAGCATTAACTCCAAAGTTTTGTGATGAAGTTATTAAGTATGGATTAAGTCATCAAGAAGATTT